CTGTGTATACCCCAACGGAAGTCTCAACTACATTAGCGCTGTCTGACACATCTGATTGGAATGTAGACCCAGGAAAGTTTCTAGGTCTTACTTGGAAGTTAACTTCTGGTTCTGCTGCTTCTGACTCGGTGAAGTTTAGATCTGGAATAATACGCCTGCTAAGCATAAATTGATCGCCATCACCAAGATCAAAGTCAGAAGACTGAATATACGACTCCATTGCCACTCCATCTTCATCTACCCCATATTCTTGGAAGAAAATATTACCGTCAGCAACGTTCTGCCCTGTTGTCACTGCTTGTGGAAAGTCTCTCAGTGGGCTATCTAACCACGCTGTGCGTTCCATCGTACCATAGTACCAAATCTCTTCTAGGTGGTTATACACAACATAACGATCATTCCAGTTAGATGTTTCACTTGGGTAGAACCACCAGATCTCGTTATACCCTTCATTAGTGCCACACACGATCTGATCTGACTGGTTGTAGTTTATATCTGTAAATACGTATTCTCGAACACTACAAGGCAACGTCTGGATCGCACCTGTGTAGGCATAGAACTTGTCGTGCCCCATCCAGTACACTTGATTATTAACCGCTACACAACCACGAGGTGACAGCATAGATATATTATCCGCTAACTCCTGCAAGCCAAACACATCGGTAGTACCTAAGAACTGTAATGAATACAGCTGACCTTCAGTCCAGACCAGTATCTCCTGTCGAGTAGCCAGTGCCCGTACGATCCGCGATCCTCGTGAAACCCTTATAAATCCAGCACTATTAGTAACCGCCGGAGTAAAGTTCTTTGGTTCATCTTGGTTAGACCAACGTATAAGCAGTAAGTCAGGATCTCCTCCACCAAATGGAGTACAGCCAAAAGCCAATAAGTGCTTATCGTTCTGAGAAACTAGTGTCTGCATAGCTATCAAAGGCACATCGGTAGCACCGCTAAGAGAAGACAATAAAACCGCACGAGTACCTAATGACACACCCGCATCAGGGTTAGTGCCTCGTTCCCAATAGTAAATAGGGCCGTTACGTATGGTAGCAACAATGTCATTATCAAAGTTATCTAACCACCAATCACGTTGTGGCAAATCAACGGGTACTGTAGAACCAAGACCCCAAAAGCCTCTAGCGTAAGTGCCTGTACCCCAACCATAGCCTTCTACCAATAGTTTATTACCTGGGCTAATTTCAAAAACAGCTGTAATTGCTGTACCCCCACCAGCGGCAACGGTAGAAGTAGCTGCGGTATCTACGGTAATAACAAACGTATTTACATCAATAACGTCAATTACGTGATCTTTGTTTAAGTCATCTGCGGGTACACCACCAACAGCTGCGGAGCCAGTAATAGATACAGTATCTCCTGTGTTTCCTCCGTGTGCTGTAATAGTTACCGTTACTGTAGTAGATGTATTAGTAGTAGCAAAACAATTGTCAGTAGCTGTTGTGCCGTACGTAGCTCGTGCAGGGGTAATGTTATAAATAATTCCACCTACCTCAATGTACAATTTTGAGTTAGTGCCCAGAACTAAAAAGTTATCAAGAAATGAAGTGACGTAGTTCATCATCTGACGGCACACACCGTTAAACTGTTGAGTTGTTTGTTTAACCCACCCACCTATCTTTTGTGGTAGCCCTGAAAAGAAACGCACTTTATCTGCATCATACCAACCACCCTCGTTAGAGTAATTAGTTACGTTGCGATTTAATCCTGGTCTAAATTGTAATTTTATAAACGCCATATTTACACCAATTCAAAGTGAGGCCCATCAATAAACGGTCTTTTGTTTTGTAATCTACGCATATCAATATAGTTAGTCATAGCTTGTTGCATGGTGCCTTGCCATTCGCATATATTACTTGTAGTCCAAGCACCACCCCACCGAACCGCAACATCTAGTTCAATAGCAGCTTGTCTCATAGCGTCAGCTATATCGTCATACAAACTTATCTCCCAAGATACTCTTGGACCTATGTAAGCAACAAGATCAACAGCTTTACCCTCTAGATGCTTACTTTTCATAGTTTTGCTAGCACCTCGATCAACTAACTCTTGTTGTCTTTCTATCGTTCTAAGCCCTTCAATTACCCCAAAATCAACTTTTGTGTATTTTATAGCTGTTGTAACCACTTCTATTAGTTTGTCATCAACACCTTCTAACCGATCTATACTTCTTAAAGATAATTTAAATGCCATAGTTATTTATCTTTTTTTGTTTAACATATCAAAAATAATTTTTACTTTATCTTCTAGTACTTTAACTCTAATAGTTATTTCCGCGCGAAAAGCTATAGCTATAGCAGCAACAGCAATAAAACCTGATATAACAGGCCAAAAATCCATAAAACTGGTCATCTTCCTTGTCCTCGATATTTTTTAAAACTCCGTTTATCGCATTTACTGCGAGGTCTAGAATTAACCGAACTCCCTATGGATGTTTTCTTTTTTATCTTGGTTCTAATAGGTGCGTCTAGTTTAAGTCGTGCCATTATTTCGCCACCTGTTTGTATTTTTCAAAGCTACGAAGCCCACCAAGTCCTAGCATACCCATTAACACAGTCATTAATTGGCCCATGTCGAAATTAGGTAGAGGAGGTACCTCCATACCATAGGCAGCGAGACCAAAAATAGCCAGAGGCTGGAGCACAAAATGATAAGCAAAGGCAGCGCCGCACACCCAACCCACAAATGGTCTCCAACCACCCTTCCAAACCGAGCTACTAGCTGCTTCAGCTTTGTTAACTTCAACTTGTGCAAGGGCAAGTTGCTGTGCATGCCTGTCTGCCATCGTAGAAATTTCATGTGCTAACGCTACTTTCTGATCTTTATCTTCAATAAACTTGTCTAAAAGCCCTGTAACAGGGCCAACGAGTGCGCTAAGTAGAGCCATAGTATCTCCTTATTTATCACACTTACATACATTAACAAACTTAGATACTACCCACACTGTTGCTTGTTTTATTTTAGTCCAAACCCAAATACAAGCATTCTTAATCTTACGCATATTATTCTCCTAAAGTCTTAGCTCCAGCTTGTGGTACTGATGTAGCCCACACTGAGGTTGATTGTCGAGGACTCCAAGGTTTTCCACAATTAGTGCAAGTACCTGTACTTTCCTCATGCGCACTAACAGGATCACCACAATGGGCGCATACTATTTCTATTTCATGTTTACAAACAGTTAGTTTTCCCACAATTTTTGCTTCGTATGTAGTTTTCATAGTTAAGATCCTGTTATTGTTACAAACCCATTTGCACCTACACTACCACTAGCTTCTCGGTTAGCGTTACCACCATTACCATTACCTGTACCGTTTTGTCCTCCAGGGCCACCATTACCTCCTTGATGAGCTGATTGACCAGCAGAACCATTAACACCGTTAGGAGACCCACCTGCACCCCCAGCACCAGGAGCACCAAATCCACCACCCCCGCCGCCAGTTGCAGATACAGTAGCAGAAGCAGCTACTACACTAGTTGTACCCCCAGCACCGCCATTATTACCACCCGCTTGGAACCCCGGATAAAAACCTCCAGCACCGCCAGCACCTATATTAACCGTAAGTTCTTCTCCTGGGGTAACGGTTATAGTTTGAGTCTCTATATACCCTCCAGAGCCACCACCCCCACCACCATGTAAATCTCCTGTGTGAAAAGCAGAACCACCGCCCCCACCAGCAGCGTATACACTTACAGTTACTTCAAACAAACCAGCAGGGACAGTTACTGTTTGTACGCCAATAGTTCCAGAAGAAAAGTTTAAAGGCTCAGGAAACACTGTACGCCATGTACCGTTGTCATTAACTTGTACTTTTTTTATGCTTCTCCAAGTCCCCGCATCATTAACAAATATTTGCTGGGCTTCTCTAAAAGTACCACTATCGTTAACTGATACAGACATACTAAACCTTAATATTTATAGTGAATGTCACCATCAGAACCACCTGAAGCATCGGACGTAGATAAGGTTCGAGTTCCTACAGCGTTACTACCCACAGTAAATGAATTAACTGTTGTTCCTGTTATAGTACCACCAGTAATTGCTACGCTGTCTGAAGCTTGAGTTGCTATAGTACCTAACCCTAATGAAGTTCTAGCAGTAGGGCCAGATTCTGAAACCCAGTTAGACCCGTCGCCTACGATAAAATTACCATCAGATCTAGCAAGTGCAGCTATAGCGTCTAGATAAATACTATGACTTTGGACATCTGTGCCAACAGCAAGACCTAAATTTGACCTCGCTGTAGTAGTATCAGTAGCTCCTGTACCCCCACTAGCAACAGGTAATGCTGAAGCTAAAGTTAAAGAAGATAAGTGTGTTACTGCATCAACTACGTCTGTACCGTTATTAAATAACAACATAGTCCTACCTGCCGGAACTGCTATACCCGTCTGTCCTGAGACCTTTACAGTACAAGCATCGGCTAAACCATTGTTTACTACATACATTTTTTCAATGGCTGGAACAATTAAATTTCTCGCACCACCTGATGTACCCGTAAGGTTTAGTCTCATATTTCGAGCAGCTTGTGTAGCATTGCTGTCAGATAGCGTAAGAGTAACATCACCACTTGAGAACGAAACATCAGCGCTACCAGCAACAGCTTCTTCTAACGCAGTACCTAGGTTAGTATTAGTTACTACTCCCCAAGTATTAAGATTCTCTCCAGTAGTCATTAACTGGATTTTTAAAGCGCTATATGTACTAGCCATTTTATATACCTTTAGCTTTAATTAGGTTTGTCAATAGATTATATTATATACTTGATCTTATTATTTACTTTTATCTTTTTGCCATGCATTAGAGATTATAGAACGCCTAACTCCCGCAGTTACAGCTGTAACCCTATGTTTTAATGAAGTATCAAATATAATCAGTCTGTTTGGGACAGGTTGGATACGCTCTATTTGTTTATCTTTGTGTTCTAATTCTAAGTACCCACCTTCTGGTAACTCTGTGTGGCAATAGTAAATAAACCCTTTATATGCGTGTTCTGCCGTACCATTTAACATTCTTTCTTCTTCTTCTTCAACAGGAACCAACTCTTTAATATCATTATCATAGTGAAAAGACAATTCTGTAATATTTTGCGCGTCTAAATTATGTCCCCAATACTCCCAGCCACAAAGAATAGTTTTTATCCCTGCAACTTGAGTCCAAACTAAATCACATAAATGCTCAATTGGAGTATGTATAGGTGTATTTTTATATTTCCAAGTTATAGGAAGCCCATTCTTATGTTGCTCCCACCACTTATCGTTTATAAGCTCAGTTTTTAATGTGCTCGCTGGAAGAAAGTCATCAAAAATAATCATTATTTAAACCAAGGGCCAACTAACCAAGTAACAATACTACGACGTATGCCTTTTGTTACAGGCTCAACACCATGCAACATAAAACTAGGAAACGCAATTACGGTGCCTTTTCCTTGTTCTGGATACGTTTTATTATTACCTATTTGTAAATAAAATTTACCACCCTCAAAATCATCATTTAAAAACGCAAGCACTGTTAATTTCCTACACTCATGTATATTTGGAGCCATAAATGTATCCACATGGCTTACATAATGTCCTTCGGCGCTGTATCTTAAATACTCAGTTTGATTACTATTTGTTATATCAAACTTCCATGCTTTTTGATTCATATTTAACCCGATACCACTTAAAGTAGCACCGATACCAATTTCATGAGATATCTGCAACTTATCAACATTTCTAATATTTTTTTCTACTGTACCTCCAGAAAGTCCTTCTTTTGTAACACTTGAGCTGATTCCAATCTCTGCGGGTTGCAAAGCTATTTGTTCAAATTTCTGTATCATTTGCTCACAGGCAATATTAGCTATCGCGTTGGACACATACCAGTAAACTATTTCTTCGTTTGTATCTGTTTTTTGATGTGCTAATCCGGGTCTTTTATCGTACTTCCATTCTGCGTAAGGGCCATTTTGATCTACATAATGTAAAAATATTTGTGTTTGCCATCCGTCTTTAAGCACTTCTCGCCAATGGGGTGCGTCGTACCCTTTATATATAACCCCGTCTCCAATAGCTATATCAAGTTTGGTTTGGTTTTTTACTCTGAATATTTTTTCATCTTGTCCTTTAATTCCTAAATCTGTATCTTCGCCTGGATCAGCAATCCATAAGGGCCACACTTCACCGTCGTGACCTAGTGTAATTGTCGCGCTATATTCACAAGATTCTCTATCTGTGTGGCAGGATAATTCTTCCCCCTCCAAATAAAACCGAGCATACGCATAAGTTGGAAACAATTTTTTACCTGTTTCTTGTTCCATCCTAGGTAAACACTCTTCGAGTACTTGATCAAGTACGGAGTGGTCGTAAACAGAAAAACTATTTGGGCACTGTTCATCTTTTATTGCTGCGTTGTTTTCGGTTGATTCTTTTAAAAACTCAGTTAATTGTGCACAAGTATCTTTAGATATCGCTTCCGTAATAGGTTTAAAATTATCCATAAAGTATGTCTAGAATCTCCTCAATAGGTTGCATAAAAGCAAGTTGTACTGCGGTACGTGTAATTGTTTTATTGTAATCAACAAGTTCTTTAGCTCTAAATTTACTAGTTTTCATATTTAATTCAAAAGATTTATCCGGCAATACTGAATGTGGTTTTGCGGTGTTTAGTATCCAAACGTCTCCAGGTTTTACTGTAAATCGATATTTAACTTCTAGATTATCAGCCCTGACGTTGTAGTAAGTATTCCCATTATCAATAGTAAGTCTATTATCTCTAATATACTCATCGCCATCCCAAAAACTAGTAACTTCCTGATTTGGATTAAAGTAAAAATTAATTATTGTTTTTTCGTTTGTATGGACATGTGGCGTTAACAACATAATTTTTGTCAGCGCAGACTTGTACAGGTATGGTTTTAGTTTTGGGAATAAGTTAATAAATTGATTTACTTCATCAAGCCGCCACCTAACAATACTCGGAGACTTAGATATTCTTAATTTACCGTAAGATTCAATTTGCGGTCTATCGTCGATATCCTTTATTTCAGGGCATTTAACATCAAGTTTTTTTGCGTAAATAACATCTGAATTAATCAGTGATTTTAATTCCATAACAATCAGTATCCGCGTTAAAAGTTTGACTAGTTGAAACTACTTTTATTTGGGAAGGATTTGTAATAGTTTTATCTCCTACTACTAATGTCCCAGAACAAAAAAACAATTTTGTACCTTGTGGTAGATTTTCAGTTTCCCCCGCAGCAAGATACCATTTTTCACACGCAGGTAGATAGTTATTATTTGCCTCTTTAGCAACGCACCACCAAATAGGATTATTTACTGGAGTTTGAGTGCATACTCCATCGGCATCTAGCGCCATATCTGCTGGAGTTACCCAAACACCAGTGTGGTAATCTGGAAGTGTACACCCATCTGCAAAAGTGTTATTAATCATACTACCCTGCACAAGAAGGTTATACCACTCTCTATTTTCAGGATAGTCATATGTATGCGTTGTTACACCCTCATAGGTATTTCGCATAATAACCCACCCAAATGCTCTATACGGTTTTTGTTCAAAAGCCATTTTTATACCTCCTCAGAAGGAGCATCTACTGGATCGAACGGCGCTACGTGCCCAGAAGTATCTTCTACTAAATCACTACTGTTGTAAGAATAAACAGTATCTGAAACTAAACCTCGATACATATTTAGTCTAGCAGTGTCCGCGTCTAAATCTTCGTTAAGTTTATGTTGGTTAGCAACGTAGACTCCGGCTTTTGCTAATGCTGTCTGCACTTGTTCTTGTGTAGTTGCCTCTGGAAACATTGTATGAGGTTGATACGCTAACTCGTAATACGTATCAGGATCTGCGCTTGATGTTTCATCTGAAGCATATTTTACAAGAAGTGATTTAGACTCTTCATCCCAGCCTACAATCTTCATTTTTAAAGTGTTCATAATTTCCTCTTTTTAAGATACGCCACCTTGGCGTGTACCTGTAGTTTGCCAAGTAATTAAAGGATTTCCAACTGCATACTTTCCTGCGCCAGCAGCAATACCACCACTACCTTGACCATGAGCAACACCACCATTAGAACCACCCGCCCCTCGACCCCCACCAGAGCCACCGGAGCCAGAGGTTCTTGTCCCACTACCTTTTGGTGTTTGATTAAACCCAGATTGACCCGGGCCACCACCACCGCCACCAGTAGAACTTCCAGCACCACCGTTAGGAGACCCACCAGAGCCGCCAGGGTATCCTGCACCACCACCACCACCGCCACCAACTAGGGGATAGGTATTATAACCTGGGTTTTTTGGGCTAATTATTTGTGAATATTGACTACCACCACCACCGCCACCACCGCCACCACCGCCAGCAAAAGTACCGTTATTAGTAATCGTAGTTGGTCTATTTACATACAAAGCGTTTCCACCACCACCGCCACTACCGCCCTGGCCAGGGCCATTTCTACCAGCACCGCCATTACCACCACGACCTTGAACTACTCCGTTGTTAATTATGGTTACTGTATCTCCAGGATTAAAACCACTAGGAACTAACATTGCGTAAGTACCAGTAGATGAAGATCCTACTAATACCCCTGGATTAATTGTAAGCGTAACGTCAGTTGTCCCTGCGGAATACAATGGACTAGGAGAAGCGTTAGTAAATACATCATAATTTTGCGTGCTACTAGCAATTGTAAGCGCTAACGCAGTACGATTTGCAGCGTTATAAAAATCCCCAATAGCAATAGCACCTGACTCAGGTACATTAGAATTTCCAGCTGCGTCAGGGACTAAACCACCACCCCTATAATACTCGCTCATAGAGTTAGGTTGTGAGTCACTAAACTCAGTAGCAATTTCAGATATGGCTAACTGGCCTGAAGCGGGTAATGCCATTATTTGTCTCCTTTAAGCCTCGCAACTTCATCGGAAAGTTCTTTAACAGCTTCAATTAGTACCGCTACGAGTCTTTCGTATTTGACGGCTTTGTATCCTCCAGAGTTCTCAGCAACAATTTCTGGAAATACTTTTTCTACTTCTTGCGCAATAACACCAATATCTTGTTTACGTACAAATGTACCGTCTTCACCACCCTTAGACTCAATGTAAGCTTCTGTCCAATCGTATCGAACCCCGTTGAGTTGTTTTACTATATCAACCGCATTATCGATGTTAGTTATGTTTTCTTTTAGTCTTTGGTCTGATGAGTAAAAAGCAGTTACATCGTTGGTTGCTCGTATCTCACCAGTTGTACCTGATGCTGCTGTACCCACGCCAAAAGAATCAAACTGTACATCACTTGTTGTAGTAAGTGCTTGGTTAATCGCTGTTAAGTTAGTATTGAACGCCTGTACATCAGAGCCAATAGCAACACCCAATGCTGTTCTTGCATCGGAAGCGGTACTTGATCCGGTACCCCCATCAGCAACAGCAAGATCTGTAGCCAGCGTCAACGAAGCTAAATGAGTCATAGCATTAACAACGTCTGCACTATTGTTATACAAAAACATTGTTTTGCCAGCGGGTACTGCTACACCTGTCTGACCAGATACTTTAACGGTACAAGCGTCGGCTAAACCATTATTAATTATGTATAGTTTTTCTATGGCAGGTACGTTTAACACTCTAGCACCACCAGATGTACCTGTTAGATTTAGTCGTAGATTACGTGCTGGTTGTGTAGCGTTGTCGTCTGTTAAGCTGAGCGTTACATCGCCACTGGAAAAAGACACATCTGCTGAACCCACTATGGATTCTTCAAGCGCGGTGCCTAAGTTTACGTTAGTTACATTACCCCAAGCTCCGGCGTTGTCACCAGTTCCCATCAGCTGTAACTTAAGATTTGATGAATATGTTGATGCCATTTTTTACTCCTAGGCCGCTATGGGCAACCAATTAGGTGTTTGATTATCGTCTATTTCACCCCACACAAGTGGAGTTATTGTGGAAACTGTTGCTGAAAGTCCTGTGATTGTAACAGAACTGTCTATACGTACTGTAGTTGTTCCTAGCACATTTGATGCCGAAACGCCTGTTAGGGTTACAAAGTTAGTAGTCCTAGTGTCTAATGTACCCGTGCTAGCGGTGGCTTGTAAACCTGCTGGAGATCCTTTAGCCCCTGCCGCAGCTGTAACACTACCAACTGAAGAAACCGCTGAAACTCCATTAACTGGGTGATCTGCACCCGCCTCGACTTCTACTCCGGTGCTTAAAGACGCTGTAAGTGGTGTTCCAGTTAGCGTTACATTAGCAAGACCTGTCTGAGTAGCTGTTCCTAACCCAGTAGTGCCTTGCAACCCTGTTAAAGAAACATCAACAAATAGGAAACCGCCCCAACCTTGATCAGAGCCATTCCAAGTATTGTAGCCCCATGTAGTAGGTAGTAATACCGCGTCCTCTCCAAGAGCAGATGTAGCTCCTAACCCAGTAACCGTAACAGACTTAGGTATGCTAGCTGTTGCCGTGCCTAAAGTAGCTGTTGCAGGTACCGCAGTTAAGGTAGTACTGCCTTTTGCTTGTACAGTTAAATCACCTGCTACTCCAAGACCTGAAACACCTGTAACTCCGTGATTTGAATCCGCATCAATTGCTACGTTCTCAGTTTGGATTGTTGCCGTTACACCAGTTAAGTTTACATCTATACTTTGCTGTATGTTGCCATTCCCAACGCTTGAAGTCGCGGCTACTCCGGTAACAGATACAGAGGCAACTAAAGTACCTCCCCATCCATTGTCGTTATTCCAAGTAGACTCGTTCCAAGCAATTACGGACATATTATTTAAGCAATTCTAATAATTGCGTTTGTCGCGTCATTAGTTGGGAAAATAACTGTAAAGTCTCCAGCTGTTGAAGTCTTATCACCACCAAAGTCCAGAACTGCTACTGCTGCATTTGGAACCGCACCAGAAATACCATTAGCTGATGGAGTGTTGTTGTAGATAAGAGCACCACGAGCGGTAATTGTTACATTAGAAAATGTAAGGTCACTAAAGTCTGTAAAGCCAGTACCAGCGGTTACACTAGTTTCTGTTTTAGCCACACCTGTATTAGTAAGGTTTGCACCACCAGCGGTGTAGTTAGTGCCTGTAACTTCGTTAGTAGCAGAGTATGCTGTAGTGTTTGCGTTGATTGTAGCTGAAGAGGAATAAAGCGCTAACTTAAATGTATCTCCAGTTGAGTCACGAAAATCGTGTACAGCCAACATAAGCTCAGCTTTGAAAGAAGTACACATTGCTTGTGAAATTGCCATAATTGGCTCCTTATGAATCTAAGATTGATATAAGTTCTGAATAACCCGCGTTGGTGAGCTTGTTAGCCAGAGTTACGTTGTGAGACTTTACAGCCTCGTTTAAATAAAAAATTAGAACTTGTTTGATTTGCGCTCTAAATGCTTCTGCTTGATCCCTAATTGCAGGGTGTGATTGTGACCCCACGGAAATAATTTTATCGAGGGCACGTTCTGCTATTTCTTCAGGTGTAAAGCCACGACCACTCGTAGTAGCAACTGTTATACCATCTCCACCTAGTAAAAAAGAAAGCGATTCGGTTTGCATATTATTTAACTGGGTACCTTACTTGTGGGGTTCTATACATATCTTGGCGGTTTTTAGCGTCACCAAGCATCTTAATTAATCCTAATGCCTCATCATACCGTTTTTGGTAATTAACAATCTCGTCTGGCTCTGCCTTCATAAACGTAGCAGCTTCCATCAAAGACCCATACAGAAGTACAGAATCAAAATCATCTCCTAAATAAGATGTCCCCGCGTCTACAATAGACTGTGGGTAATAAAAGTAATGTAACTCCATCGCATAGTTACTGTTTGGTGTAGGCCCAAGAATAAAAGAAGTGTCGTCAAAAATAGCATAATGCGTCGGAACACCTGTTGCTGTTGGGTCTGGAAACGATTCCCGAATAAAGTTAACGTCTTTATTTAAAAGAAACGTTTGACTGCTATCAGCAGCAATAACAGCTAGCGAAAATGTAGATAACCAATCTGATGGTATGCCTAAATACTTATTGCCTGTAGTCAGATTACCTGTCACGTTCTTACGTAAATCAGGCAGCTGAACGACATTAAAAACCCGTTGCTCAGCCTGGCGTATAAACGTATCAATCTGCTCTTTAGTTGTAAAAGAGGTTAATGTACCTAGGTTAGTAGGATCATCTACAGATGTGCTCGGAAACGTATTTTCAACGTAGCCTTGGATCGTTTTAAATAAAGTATTGTAGTCCATTTAACCCATCTTTTTGCTATGTCCAGTTCCTTTTGTAGCAGCGCCAGTACCACGAGTCTTTTGTGTCTGAGTATTTGCTACATTGTTTGGGTACCCGTCTACATTTGGTACAGGCACTGGTTGGGGCTGTTTAAATTTTCCTGTATCTTTCATATTAATTCCTTAACTAGTTGTTATCGTTACAGTTCCTACTTGTCCATCACCTTCTAAATCATCTTCAAGACCACTTAGTCCTAATGGATTATTTAGCCCTACTGGGTCATACCCCCATTGTATATCTCTTGACTGTTCATAGCTATTATCTGGCCTAGGATTACGTAACGCTTGCGGATCATCTACAGGATACATACCTAACTGATTCTGCGGTTGATCCGGTTCCCAACAAGTAGGACACACTAGAATGTTAACATTTTTGGTTTTTATGGTTAACTCTTTTAACTGCTTGAGTTTATATTGAAAACCGCAACGATCACATTCCGCTATCGCATTTTTGCCGGAAGCAAATTTATTAGCCATATTTAGCCTTAATAAAACATTTGCCGAGGCGCTAACCTTAGAGAAGCCTTCTCTCTATCCTCAGTTGAAGCAAAATTCCATTGTTCCTCATAAGCTAATTTCAACATCTCAATACGATCCATAGCTTCA